TCAGCCATTCTCTCGACATCTCTTGTCTTAACAACACCCTGACCTGCATTACCATCAAACTTGGCTTTATTATTCATGGCTTCCACTAATTCCTTAAAAGGATCATTGAATGGTTTTTTTTTCCTTGTGTATTTTTTCTTGTTTTTATTTACTCGCATTTTATATTTCGGTGTTCGTAAGTCTTTGGCTATAAGGTTTTTCATTTCTAAATATTACAATCATTAAAGGTTTTAAATATCCTAACTGGTTAAAGTCGCTTGGACTGCCATTATCGTTGCCAAAATGAAATCCCTTTACTGGTTTTCGTAAAAATCTAATTTCACAATTAGGATTGTGATAAATAAAATCGTGAAAATACTTTGTATGCGTTGATGCAGGAATTAAAAAAACTCCTATAAAATTTTTTGCTGCCGCAGCTTTTTCAACAAACTTCCCTATCTTGCCATCAAACATTGGGTGTATATATGCAATTTCATTATCCCAATTTTTAGTTAAAGCATCATTTTCTTTGGTGTAATACCTATCGCACAGATGATTATTGTCGGAAGCACAAATATCAATCGTAAAGTTAAATTCTGCTGTTAATTGTTTCCATATATCAATAGGAGTTCTAATCCACTCATACGACTTGGTATATTGAAATCTGTTGTCATCGCTTCTAAAATTTAGCTTCATTTCTTGTTAATGTTGTATGGCTAGTAAAACTCATAAGAAGTTTGTTTTGTGTTGTTTATTTTTTCAAAATAAAACAAGCTATGTGTCTGCCTGTTCCTTTAC